TTCTTCTGTGTACTCAGAACGATACTTACCACCAGTTGCCTTATGAGTATCAGCAAGTTCTGCTGCTCTTGCGTCAGCATACTTCTTGCTCTTCACAGGTTTGCCGATCTTCTTCTCCTTCTTACCGTCAGGAGAACCATAGACCTGATAGGGCATCTCTTCAAGATGCTCCACCTCTTCCTTCTTAGTCTTGATAGACTTTCTGATGGCATCAATTCTATTAGCAGTAGCATTTACCTCTGGTTTTTCCTTCTCATATCCACCATAGGGTTTCCAACCAGCAGGAGGTCTGTGCTTACTAACGTAACGACGTTCGTTAATTTCTTTCTTCCCACTCTCGGGACCTTGTGCGTTAGGTCCTCCAGTCTTCTTCTTAGCAACTCCAGATCCCTTCTTAAAGTCAGAGGGATATGTTGCCTCATCGACCTTCTTATCAGGAAGATTCTTCTCTTTCGTCTTGGCAAATTCTCTGACTGCCTTGACGGACATATCCTTCGCGGCATCACGAACTTCGGGAGATGGATCCTTCATCTCTCCCTTCTGGGTGGCACGTACCATCCCCATAAATCTACGTTGTGCTACAGACTTTGCAGGCATCAGATTTTACCTAATTCTTCTTGAACATATTCATCATAGTCAACATCAGTGAGCAACCCGTCCTCAAGTCTATTCAAGAAATAGAGATAAGTCTTCAGCACACTCCAGTATTGACGTTCTATCTTAAAGATAAGCAGCGGGATTGCTGCGTCACCAAACACATTAAACAATACAATTAGATGATTGATAATGAGATGATTACGTAACACCCCAGTCTTAGCGTACCTTCCAAAAAGGCGCTTCAGGTATTTGAAGCGCATCATATCTTCTTGGAAGTCTTCGTATGTTACTGACTGGGGGTTGTCGTAATGTTTCATTGCAAACAACATAAAGTTGTCCGCATTGAGCACCGTAAAAATCATAATATATTAGCGAGTTATCAGGTACCGAAGGTCAGAACTGCGCTGTCGGAGATAACTTCTTCTGCACCAGCGGTGCTTGTCAGTTTCACACGATACTTGTAACCGTCTTCAGAAGCAGTCAGACCAGTCAGTGCCAGAGATGCACTGGTTGCACCACTGATGTTGCTCCAGCGGGTACCAGTTGCAGTTTGACGCTGCCACTGATAGACCACGGTACCAGCGTCTGCACTTGCGGTAACCGAGAAGGTTGCTGCACCAGATGCAGATGTCTGTGCTGTGGGTTGTGCACTGATGGTGATTGCCGATGCAACGTCTGCTGCGATGGTGTCGTCAGACAGAGTTTCGTTAGCATTGGTGTCAGGATTGCTGAGTACCATCAGGTGCTCTGCCTTGTGACGTGTCTTGCCAGATGCATCAGTATAGGTTCTGTATGCCCACCATCCAGGTGAGGTGAGACCACGCTCTTTGTTCTCGCTCAGACCTGCTTCGGTCGCGTCAACGAAAACGATTGTCTCGGTAGCGGACCCAGCACCGTTACCACGGGTGAGACCTACTTGAGTTTGATTTGCTGCTGCGTCAGTTCTCCCGTAAAGAGACATTTTTTCTTACTCCGATAAGTAGTTGCCTATTACTTATTTATAAAATTGAAAAGAGGGACCATTAAAGGTCCCCCAATATTAAGATCACGCTTCTTGACGTGCCTTGATTGCTTTGGTCACAACTTCGAGAAGTTGATCATCCATATCGGTCTTGGTCAGCTTAACCGCTTTACCCAAGATAACAAGACAGATCTCAACCAACTTTTCACCGAGTTCTTCGTTTTCTGGAATCTTGTTAACTGCATCGGAAATTACCTTAGATGCGAGAGGAAGTAAAAAAGAAAGCATTATCTTATCCTATAAAGGGTGGCATCCCTATATAGGCTCAATCGAAGCGAGAAGTGTGTTTTGCCATTGCAGCATCGTCACGCTTTTGCTTAGCAGTCTTACCATACTTGCGAAGACGATCGCTGTATGTTTGAACCTGACGATTGTGTCTTTCGGAAGATGTTTCTTTAGCACCCTTTTCTTTCTTACCAGTACGCTTGGCACCAGGGAAATCTTTTTTATGTGCTTTATACTCAGGTGTCTTGGTTATGTCAAGTTTCTTGCCAGTCTTTTTCTCGTGTGCATCGAGAACTTCCTGACGTTTCTTGACTTTCCCCAACGACTTTTGAGCATCTTCTGCTCTACCTTCTTGGAGGTTATTGAATTCAGAGAAACTATACATCAGTGGTTGTGCGATTCTGCTAGGACGATTTCAAGTTCTTCAACAGAGACGTTCTCGTGAAGAATGTCATTATCGTCGATGATGTCATAATGGGTAACAAAATGAGTGTTACCTTCAGCATCAGGTTCTGCCATTTCCTCAAGGGTATGTGCCTCGGGGATGGTCTTGCAAATACCAAACTCAGCGTGCTCCACATAGGATGCACAGATATGAGTCTTCTTGCCCATCGCCTTAGCAACTGTCTTGCGACGGTTCAGCAGATACTTATCGGACTTATCGTGGTCACCGTCATTGTCGATGTCCTTGTCCTCTTTCCCTACGGGATCAAGTTTTTTCTTTGCTGCCTCTTTGAGTTGACCCACTTCAAGTCTGAGCAGATCGCGAATAGATTCCTTCATTAGATCTTCCTTCTTAGGGTTGATTATAATTTTAGTTTTGCCCATCACTTATTGAAGTTGGGGAACGCTTTTTTGAAGACTTCCGAAGCTTCCTTATGCTTACCTTGCTTTGTAAGTTCTTTGGACTTAGCAAGTGCTGCAGACTTTGCTTCTTGTTCGGGTGTCTTTCCTTCGTTCATACCAAGGCGATCTCTCCAGGAAATACCTTCGGGATTACGAAGTGTGGTCTTGTCGTGATCCACAGTCTCCTGCATAGCAAGAATACGACGGATGCGGTCTGTGCGAGATTCCATAGAGTTTTGTTCTCCGAGTTTTCTAGCGAGTTTGTCTGAACCTTTCGCGACGACACGAGCAGTCTTACCGACCACTTTTTTCAGACCCCTACCCACTGCACCTGCGGCACGACGAAGGAGAGACTTCTTCTTGGTACCACCTTCACTGGAGGAAGAACCCCCAGAAGAAGATCCACCACTAGAAGAAGAACCGCTAGAAGATGAACCGCTGCTGTTGCTAGAACCAGAAGAACTAGAACCACCGCTAGAAGAGCTAGAACCAGAAGAACTGGAACTAGAAGAACCTCTAACAGACTTCAGCAGACTATCAAGTTTACCACCTGTACCATCCTTACCCTCAGGTTTTTTCGCTGCGGGTTTGGATTCACTAGAACTACTGGAACTCTTGGGTTTACTCAGTTCTGTACGCTTCGCTTTGATACGTGCAGCCTGATAAGTACCCACGGCGTGACCTGCTGCCTTAGCACCAGTCTCAATCGCCTTCTTACCAGCAGACTTCACTGCAGACTTAGCACTAGATGCTGCCTTACCAGCAGACTCTTTTGCCTTACCTGCTGCTTCCTTTGCCTTGCCAGCAACTTCGCCAGCTTTAGACTTGAGAGCAGAACCAACACGACCTGCTGCTTTCTTCACACGCTCAACACGTGCACGACGAACTGCTGCCTTAACTTCAGGTTTAGCAGCGTTCGACTTAGAAGTAGCAACCGCATCAGCATAGCGATCTTCAGTCAGCAACTCCAGACCTTCAAAAGATGCAACTGCTTCCTGAAGCAGTTCCTCATCTCCTAGATCCACAAGTGCTTCAATGATCACATCTTCCAGATCCTCATCTGTGAAGAACTCAAAATCTTCAGCGAGTTCGTCAACCAGATCCCAGATCCATTCTTCGTTTGCAGGCACACAGTTAGGAACTTCTTTGCCGTCCTTCATCTTGGTACCCTTGGCAACATAACCATCCCAGCAGGAAGGTTTGTCGGGGTCCATACCAATGTTTTTGCGTGCTTGCTTGAGACCTTCTTCGATCTCAAGTTCTTCTTTATAGTTGTTTTGATGCTTCGGATCTTTACCGATACGCTCAAAACGCTCATTTTCTTTTTGGCGAGCAATAGCAGAAACAATCTTTGCAGACTTGTTCTGTGCATCCTCCTTTGTCTTGCCCTTAGAAGACAGAGAAGTACGTGCGAGGTTACCAGCACGGCGATACATCGCATTCTCTTTCTTCTTATCAATTTCCTTGTAACCCTCTTCGATCTCAACCTCTTCTTTCTTGAGGTTTGCCTTACGGTATTCAAGATCGGCACGAGTGCCACGATCCATCTTACCTTGGGACTTGGGTTTGGTCTTGCCACCCTCATCAGGTTGAGAACCAGGGTTTGCTGCTTTGACTCTACGACCGTGGGTGTATTCAGCACCCGACTGCTTGGAGTCGCCGCTCACCATCTTACCACCAGGGGAACGGTCATCTTTGTACTCAGCAGAGGACTGACCGTGCTTACCCTTGTAACGCTCATCGAGAATGATTTCAGCGATCTCTCTTTGAGTCTTGGATTCGGCAAGACGCTTATCAATATAAGCAATCGCAGCATCAGCATCATAGTTATGCTGAGCATATTCAACAACATACGTTGCGGTTTGCACGTCTGCTGGAGAATATTTCAGCAGTTTAGAAGCGAGTTCGATGTTCATTTCTTTTGCTTGCGATAATACTATTTAGATTTTCTGAAGTCGCTGAACTTGCGAACTTCTTGACCAGGAGTCATTGCCATAACTGCTGCACGATATGCATCAGTTCCAACTTTCCAGGTATTGCCACTGCCATCGTCGGCAGATGTATGCTTTTCTTTAACTTCATTAAGGGAAGTCAACCAGCAGCGGAATCTCCAACCATTCGCATCTTCAAAGATGGCATAGTTAGTTCCACGATAAACAATTTCACCAATCACACCTGTATCCAGATGCTCAACAAGTGAACCCATACCAAAAATTTCTTTAGCAACATATGCTTCACGGAGACCTTTCTGATCCAGTTTAGGAGCAATCTCCCACATCTCAGAAACTTGTTCTTGGTCTGAGATACCCATACCCTTACGAACTTCATTCATAAGACGACGAGCAACACTCACGTTTCCGCCAGGGACACCCTCAGCAAATGATTCAAGATCACCACTTGCAGCAAATGCTCTCATCTTAGATGCCGACATACCCTCAACACCTTCAGCGTCAGGGTCACGTTCACCTGCAGAAACAACATTCAGTTCTTCAAATTCGTATGCCTGACCGTTGTACTTCTCAAGTAGCGATTTGAATTCCGAAACACGATCAGATCCAACAACCAGAGTAACTCCAGTGTACCCTTCATCCTGAAGTGCCACCATCACATTAAAAATGTTGGTGAGACCACTATCGTTCACAATTGCATCCGAATGACTCGGGTACATTTCATTCATAAACTTGATCTTCAGATCAGGTTCAAGAGGATTCTTCTTTGGATCAACAGAACGAGAAGGATAAATGCGATAGTTATCAACACCCTCTCTTGCCACAGCGTCAAGAAGTTTCTCGTGTCCAATAGTAGGAGGATTGAAGCGACCAAATGTCACTGCAATTGTACCCAAACCTTCGCCACTTTCCAGATGCTCATCTTCAGCGGCACCCTGCTCAGCACTTTGTTGTGCTGCTTGCGCTTCTGCCCTATCTACAGCAACCAGTCTCTTTCCGCCTTCAGATTTAGCAACAATGTTGCCACTTCTGTCAGCATAGTAACCGTGTCCTGCGTGTTGCAGACCTCGTTTTGCTGCGGCATCTCCCGCTACAGTTCTTGCTTCAGTGAGAAACGTACTGAATTTCATTATTACTTGACGTGTTTCCTTATATATTTATTAACCCCAATTCTTCTCTACCGTAAAATTGGCACGAGAGAACTCCAAACGATCGACCAATTTCAAAGCAGCGCCAGACTTGATTGCGACAAAACCTTCAGGTGCAGTAACACGGAATCCGTTTTCAGTCTTGATATAGGTACCAATATCTTTAACAGATTCAAGTTTACGGATGATCATCGTCTTTGCATCTGTCAAGTTAATATATGAAGCAACTGTCATATAGATTGCTCTCTCATTTGCCCTAATAAATTTAAGACCATCCTGCTGAATCTTACGATACTTTGCCTGCGTCGTTGCAGTCTTCTTCAGAGCAATCTCTTTATCAAGAGCAGCACGATAATAAGAAGCAAATCCAGCAGCAACTTTCTTTGTGTCTGCGATAGCAATACCCTTACGAATGTAAGAGTTAAAGTACACCTTGAACATAGCAGATAAAAGGAACTTACCGTCACCAGTCTGCTGAAGAATATTCAAGAACTGACTTGCCTGCTTAAGGGATCCCTCTGCACGATTTACTTTCATATCATACTGACGCTTCTGTGCCTGAGTAAATAGGGATGCACCAGTGGCATCAGTGAAGTTGGATGAAAATACAACAACTCCAGGAACATTCTGCATTCGACTAACATCCACACCAAAAGAGGGTGTCATATCGAGAAGATTGGGACCACCACTATAACTGGTGTGGAACACAATACCGAGTTGTGCTTTCTTGACACGCTGTCCCAGTTCTGTCTTCTCTGGAATAGCATAAGTAATAGTGTTGGGTTGAAAAGAAATTACCCGCTCACCACCGATAGTACGAGTTGTCGTATCATTAGTAAACAGAAGATCACCTTGCAAGACTCCTTGAATATTAAGTTTGGGAAGAAGACGCAAGCAAGTCTTTAGTTTTGCTGCAAGATCTCCACTGTAATAATGATCCACATCTGCATCACTCAGGCAAATCTTGGGCATCTTAGCGAAGACACCTTTCGTACCAACAAAAAAGTTCTTAGTCGTTGGGTGCCTGCCACAAATGACAGCAGGAGCACCATCCCACTTGGTAGTTACATTCACATTAGAATGCGGTTCACTGAGCATCTTGCCAAGTTCACGGAGAAACTTAACTGCGTTCACACCTCCACGAGATCCTTGATTCAGGATGTCGTCTTCTAGGTGCTCCAGGTGGGTGTTTTGCTTTGCCATACCAGTATTATACCTCGTATCGGATCACGATGGCGTTCTGGCGGACACCTGTAATTTTGTCCTTACCCCTGCCCTTGAGAGCAAGACGCACACCTGCCTGCTTCATCACCTCTCGAACTGCTTTCTCATCGATTGGTTTAACACCATTCTCAGTCAAGAGATGTGTCGCTGCTCGGTCATCACCGTTGAATAACATTGCACCTGTCATACACTCGTGTGTCAGGTTATACTTAAAACAATCATATGCTTCTGCAGCAAGGGGTGCTTTCTTAGAACCCAACACTTCCTGCAGTTGCTCATTTAATCCACCAGACTTTTTAGCATCGCCCAACAATCTTTTTGCAGATGGTTGGTCAATAGTGCCAGTAGCATTTTCAAACTTACCTGCTATACGTTCCAGGATCAACTGCAAATAACCTAGCGTTTCAACATTTGCACTGGAAGATCCACAATCTCTAGCAGTTTTTTTCAAAACTTTTTGGAATACAGTGAGTGATTTATCGATACCAGCACTGGTAAGTTGATAAGATTTTCCCCACTTCATAGAACATCTGTAGGTGGTGCTACCAGATGTAAACATAATATCGGTTTTTGGTTCTTCACCACCGCCACTCATTTTCCTGAATGATTTGTAGTATGCCTGTCTAGCATTCAAATCATTTGGTGCCATATCCTCAACAATCTTTTCGGCGGTCTTTTTAATGTCGTTGGGAATGGCACCCCATCTTCCTGCAGCATCTTCAAAATCTTTTTCGTTCTGGGCAGTTTTAGCAATGATTTTGCTAGTAGCAACATACATTACTGCGTGCTCAAATTGGAGTCCTTTGTTTGCCACAGGGATAAAAAATACCTTTGAGGTATTTATTCAAGAGGACGGGTAAATGATTTACTTACGATGCTTTTAGCGTCAAGCATCATCTTCATATATTTTACACCTTGCTTGGGTTCTGTGTGATCTCCGCAGGTAAAGATGTCACATACTGCCATACCCAGTTCTGGCCAAGTGTGAATGCTAATGTGACTTTCAGCAAGCATTGCCACACAAGTTACACCCTGAGGATCGAACTTGTGTGAGTTGAGTGCTAACAGAGTTGATTTGCATTTAACTGATGCTTGATAAACAACGTCCCTAACAAAAGTTTCATCATCTAAAAATGATTTATTACATTCTTTGAGAGTAAAGAGGATGTGTTTCAATTCATTTGTCTCCTAGGGTGAAATCTTTTAGGGAGTGTGCATCGAGTTGTGCTCGTTTATTATAGTATTCTGCTTCACGCAGGTTATACTCACGGCATTTTTCCTTATCTTCAGCAGCATCACACATTGCGTTCATTTCTTCTTCAGTGTAGTTTGCTGCCAGAGATGATTCTGGGTGTGCCCAGTCTTCCTGATGGGATTGTGGATCGTGACTTTCAATTCTACCTTGACTTGCAAGTTCACGAATATACTTTTGTTTCCAGTAAAGTGCTTCTGATTTCCAATCCATAGTTAGTCGAAAACAGGGTTTACTTCATAACGATAATGATCTCGGATTCTTTTGAGGCGCTTTGGGTCATTGCCATAGTAACCCATATGCATAGACACACAATCAAAATATCGCAAATCTTCACGATGTGCATCTACAGTATAGTTATCACAGTAATACAGAATCTCCTGAGGAACTTCTGTTTGAACGTGAGTAATCGGATCTTCGATAAAAAATGGAATGGTCATACCCAGTTAGGTTTGCGATGTGGAAGGCGCAGATAGTTGTCTGCTACCCAAGGTTTGGATGCGATGTACATTTTGTAAGCATCGAATGTAGAGATGCTGGTATCAAGTTTGTAATCATCAGGCATCGCACGAACAAATGGAGTTGGTTCTTTCCCACTTCGACCTTGGGGATCTGCAGTGGGAAAGATTTCCTGTGCTGCAAGCAGTGTATTAAAACACGTATGCACTTTACCATATCGAGCAGCATACTCTTGGCAGAGAGAAAATCCGTGTTGGATTAACCACTGCCAGTTTAGCACAAAAGAGGATGCCCAAACCGTGCACGGATGATTGCGGAAGGCACCCTTGTCGGTACTGTATGGTGTACCGTCTGCTTTTGGCAACGTACCGAACCCGTGTCCCCATTTATCAGAAGCAACTATAGCGAGCATCTGACAAGTCTCCAACGGCATTTTGACAATATGCTTGTCGGGAAGAACAATTGCAGACAAATGGGGATTGGGATCAGTAACGAAGATGTTCATCGATCATCAGCGGCACGGTTTTCAGAACGTTCGACACTGAACTCACCATCAGGATAACGAGTAGCAAGTTTGACGGTGTTGCGGTAGATTACCTCTTCCATACGAACACCGAGTGCCATACACGCATTAGCAGCATACCACAGAATGTCGCCAAGTTCAATGATAAGATGCTCTCGATTGTCTTCGGTCCAGGGTTTGCCTTGGAACTTCAGTTTCTTAACGATCTCCATAAACTCACCGCCTTCTGCCACAAGACCAGATGCAGCAGTATCGAGACGCTGGATGTTACAACCCTGCTGCTTCAGTTCTTCATAACGTGCTTGAAGTTTATCATAATCCTTGGATTCTTCACTGGTGCAGAGATCCACGAACTTCAGGTAGTTGTCAAGATCAACCTCAAACTTTTCACCCCGTGCTGCTTGCTCGTCAACCTTAGTTTTAACTTGCTTTGCCTTAGGAGGAACGGGATCAGTACCGAAACCAGTGACGGGATTTACCTGTGCTTTAGTCATACTTTGAAATCAGTGAAGTTTTTGTTTGGTAGTACAGAAAGAATGTCACCCAAGTCAGAAGTAGATTCACCCTGACCAGAGTCAACAATATTTGATTGTTCGTTACAATCATACAGGCGCATCTTCGCTCTGTCAATACCAACGACAAATCTTTTGTTCATCGTTGGGTCGTTGTATCTATTCTTCAACTGCTTGATCATAATCTGATTAAGTTCTTCCATTTCCTCGGTAGAAATCAGAGCAATCATAAGGTCAGCAGTTGCAGGAAGACCAAAAGATTCGGACGTATCCGTCAAATCTACATCGGAATTCCCATAGCCAGACCGAGTAGTCTGTGTAGCAGATACGATAGGAACATTATGCTCCCCAGCAAGACCGCGTAATTCTTCAGCAATTGCTTTCACGAATGTGTACGAGTTTACAATAGCACCCTTGTACCGCGATGAGGAGCAAATGTTAAGATAATCTATATAAATGATGTCAGGGACGAACGACTTCTTGATCGCAAGTTCCTGCAGCAGTGCCTTGAAGTGTCCGACGTGTGCAGAGGCAGTTGGATATTCTTTAATAATCAATCTACCCTGTGTCTTCTTCGCAACCTTTTCAATCTTATTGTCGAACATTACTTTCGGCAATTTCTCAAGTTGCTGCACTGCAACATTCATCAAGTTGGCATCGATACGTTCTGCGATACGTTCCTCTGCCATCTCCATCGTAATGTAAAGAACGTTATATCCTGCAGAAAGATTTGCAGATGCACAGTGACACATAAAGAGACTCTTACCAACACCCGTTCCCGCCAGGGCAATGTTTAGGGTTTTCTTGGAAAGACCTCCTTTGGTAACCTTGTTCAACATCTCTATGTCGAACGGAATCTTTTCTTCTACCCGATGGTAGAAATCATATCGTTGATCTGCATCATCTAAGTAATCGTGTCCAACAGAATTATCAAAACTAACAGACAGAGCATTTGACAGAATGCTTGGAATAGCATCACGTCCCATCTTATCGTGGTTGCCGTCAGCGATGGAAATAGATTCCAAAAGAGCGTTATAGATTGCACGATCACGACACCA